TCGCTGAGTTGATTACGGCGTTGATGTCAGCGCCGTCGTTGATCGCCTGCGTCTCAGCGATGGTCAGGTCTTTGATGTAGCCCTTATCGAACGCCTCGCGCGGCGAGAACACGTAGCCCTCGTCGTGGGCGTCTTCCCACTTGTCGACCGGGACCATTACGCAGTCGCACTGCTCGTGTCGCTCGAAGTGGTCGAGGTCCCGGTAAACGCGGCCAGCGAGCGGGACGCACCGCTTACATGACGGCGGGTTTAGTACCCGCACGTAGTTGGTCCAGTCGGGGCGACTCACGAACTCCGTTTGCGAGGCCGAGCGGCCCGCATCCTGGATCTCGGAGACGATCAGTTGCTCGACGGCACCCATGAACTCGGCCGCGTCGCTCCACCACGTATCAGGCAGCGGCTCGACGGGCGCGGGCACGAACTTGTCGATGGTCGCGATGATCGGCTCGGCGATCGGGAAGCCGTAGGACGAGACGCCCGCGAACGCGCTCGGAACCGTGAGCGCACTCTGGGACTCCGCGAACCCGGCGACCGTGTTGGCCGATGCTGTCGCGGAAGCGAGTTGGTAGGACGAGACGGTTGAGACGATCTCCAACAGTGGCGCGCGACGCTGGAACAGTCGCCGCACAGCCACGACGGCGGCAGCAGCGATCCGACGCTGACGCTCGTAGTGGCTACGCGCCTGCTGAAGGCTGGGGGTTGCCACCGGCAGCGTCCTTCAGGATCTGACGCGCGAACGGGTCGAGAGCGGCATTGTCGGCCTTCTTGCGCCAGTCCTTGACGTCATCGGGGCTCGCGTTGAAGTACCGCTCCCAGGCAACCTCGGGCGGCATCCCGGCAGTGATCGCCACCGTCGCAGCGTTCGCCTGCTCGGTGTCGGTGCGGTACTCCGGGTTTGCCCACTCGGTCGTCATGCGACTCGCGCTCGGGACGGACTTGCCGGCGCCGATGAGCGTCAGGCGTGCGACGTCCTCCCAGCCCTCCGACTCCTGTCGAATGTGGCGCCGAGTGCGCTTCACCTCGGAGTTCTGCGCGAGCTTGAGGCCGTCGCCCGCCACGTTGACCAGCTTGCCGAGGATCTGGTCGGCCGACGTCGGCACCGTCATCGCACAGTCGGCGATGTCGTCGCGGACGGCCTCGAGCATCTGCTTGATGTCCTCGGCCTGGAGCTGCCCGAACTTGCCCTCGGGGTTCTCGTTGATGAACGTCCGGTTGATCGCCTTGAGGAACTTCTCCACCGGCTCCCCAGTGAGCGGGTCGCGGGGGATCTTGATGCCCGTCGCCCACATCGCCTTGAAGGCGCCCTGGTCCTGCATCGCCATCCGGTCGAGCAGCGTCTTGTTGATGCGGCGCTGCGGGGCGAGCGCGGGATACCACTCCGGCTCAGGGGCAGCCAGCATCCGCCCGCCGTTCGGGAACGCCACGATCGACGGCTCACCGAACGGGTTCGGGCCAGACTCGGACTCCTGGAACTCCCAGGACGGCTGCAAGGCGAGCGACTGCGACCGTTCCTGCTGTGAGACCTGCGCGAAGACCCGCGTCGGAGCAGCGTAGGAGTGGATTCCATCGACGCCGAGGTCAAGGAAGGCCCGCACGAGCGGCTTCGGCCCCGTCACGTCGTCCTGCCACACCTTGAGTGCGGCAACCCGGGCACGGGATGAGCCTGGCGCGTACTCGATGATGCACTGCTCGGGGTGCTCAGGCGTCAGGATCGGCGACCCGTTGTTCGGGTCGACCATGACGTAAGCCTCCGACAGGGCCAACTTCTCCTGACGGACCAACTCCGACCCGAGGTCAAAGTTGTTGTCCTGCCAGATCTGCCAGACGTCGTCGTTCGGCTTGCCGTCGACCTTGAAGCCAGCGATCTCCATGCGCGCGAGAGGCGCATCGGAGACGAGCTTGAGCATGTTCAGCCCGACCGTCTCCATGAGCCGCTGGAACAGCGCCTCAGCGTCCTCGTAGCCCTGCGGCACGGGGTGGCGACCGGAGTACCAGTCATCCCACACGCGGATCTGTGGGGCGCGGTTGCGGAGCCGCGTGTAAAGGCGGTTCAGCCACCAGTCGGGAGTGCCGGGGTTAGCCATTCGGCCCTCCTTCGTCAGTAGCTCACGGCTGCGTAGTCGTCTTCCGGCTTCGCGCCGGCCTTGAGTGCGTCGAGTCGCGCTTCCCACGACAGGTTCCCGGCCATTGCGCCGTCGAACTTCCGGTCTGGGTGGATCTTGTCGAGGATGAACAGGCGCTCACCCTTGTCGTCCCACACGTTCACGTCAGAGCGTCCAGCTGCGGCAATGTGGCGGGCGAAAGCCTCAGCGAGCGGGTCGGCCTTTGACCATGTGCAGGTCCCGGCCGTCTGCGCCTCGCGGTAGCGGCGGACCGCCCAGGCCATTGCCTGCGTGCGGTTCGTGCGCCACTCGACCACCACGTCGTCGCCATACTTGCCGGCGGCCCGCTTCATGGCCTCGTCCCAGTAGAACGGATCGTAGTAGCCGCGCCACACCTTGAACGTCGCGTGCAGTTGGTCGATTGAGTCGATTACCTGCTCGTCCGGGATCTCCCAGGCTTCGGCGTCCAGCGGCTTCTCCCACAGCGCCCAGAGCCGCTGGCGGCCCGTGGGAATGTCGGTGATGACAATGCCGGTGGAGTCGCGGTACTTGGCGCCATCGAAGCCCCACGTCACGAACGAACCCGGCTCGACGAGCTCGGCCGTCCCGAGCGTCGCCCATCGCTTCGCGTCGAACGCCTGGCGGCCGGACTTGACCCAGCGGTTCAGCCACACGCGCTCGAGGTACGCCTTGTCGGCGGTCGGGCGCTCCCACTGTCGGGCGATCGACTCGAACTGGCCGGGACCGTACTCGCCAACAGGGCCGGTCGCCTCCGTCACGGCGGCGATCCGGTCGTCCTGCTTGGTCAGGTCGTGACCCGGCGACGCCTCGCGGTGGAAGTAGAAGAGTTGCGGGTCGGACAGGTCGCCCTTTTCGATCATCTGGGCCTCTTGGTGCAGACCCTCGGCGATCGAGGACTGGCCGATCTCGCCGGCAGTCCCGACGTACAGGCCCCACGGGTCCTCGAGCACCCGCTTCTCGAGGTTCGCCACCATCGTCTCGTGCGCGTCGATCTGGCGCGGCAGGATCAGGCGGTGCGGCTCGTCGAAGCACTGGAATGTGGTACGCGCACCGTCGCGAGAGCCGGGCGAGTTGGACAGCGGGACAGCCTTGCCGTCCGCGCGACCCGACGAAGACAGGCGAATGATGCGCTCGTTGGTCGAGTCGAACAGGTCCGCATCCGGCCCCTCGGTACACATAACGTACAGGGCGCCGTAGGCCAGTTCCTCAACCTGCTCGGCCGTGACCGCCAACATCGGAATGTATGGATCCACGACCGGACGACCAACCGGGTTGCCGTCCGCATCGAAGCCATCACAGCGGACAGGTCCGTCCGGGTGAAGCTCGGCGAATGCGACCCAGGCCATGAACTCCGTCTTGGCGAGGCCCTTGCGCCACGAGATGCCGCACCGCTTGTAGCGGCGCCGGCCCGCGAGGCGGTGGCCCTGCGGATACACCTCGTACATCCGGTACAGCGCCGCACGCTTCTCGGCGTCAAGCTTGGCCGGCTGACCCTTGAGCGAGCCGGGCCCGAAGATCGAGCACTCCTCGATCAGTGCCGCAACCTGCGGGCCAAGCGTCGGCCACGGCTCCTCGTCGAGGTCGGGGACGATCAGGACGGACACGGCTAGTTCACGGCACGAAGCACGCTGCGCGGGTCATCGCCAGCGTCAGGAGTCGGCACCTTCCGAGCGCGGCGCTGCTGACCGCGTTCCTTCGCCTCGTCGGCAGACTCGATCGTCCACTCGAGGCGGCGACGCGAGTAGGGCGACAGGCCCAGGTCGACACGCTGCAGCCGATACTCAGCCGCGGCGTCCTTGCGCTCCTTGGCCGTCTCAGCGCGCCACATGTCGTCATAGATCGCAGCGGCGATGTAGACGTTATGCACGTCGGACGCATCCCACTCCGGCGACATCGGCGAGGACCAGATGTCAGCCCACCACTCGCGGGTGAGTGAGTGCCAGCCGTGCTCGCGCTCAGGAAGCTCGGGGATCGCGACGTCGGTCGAGCGGGTTAGCTTGGCGCGGGTGCTCGCCTGGTTGCGGCGGGCGCGGACGCTCGGATCCTTCTTGTTGGCGGGCATCTCGACCTCCTGGCAGCGTCTCGCTGCGCTAGGGAACCGACCGCGTCTCGCGGCCGGCGTATGTCATGAGTGAGATAGGGCCAGATCGGGGGAAGCGTACACAGCCCATTTCGCCTCCCCCGCGGTCCCTGTCGAACACCTGGTCGGGGGGGTACAA